GCATTGCCTTGCGTTTGAGATGTTAAAAATACTCCACTATACCCACCTCCACCAGCACCCCAACTAAAATTCTTACTACCAGTATTTCCATTACCACCACCATTAGCACCGCCAGCAGATGTTGCATTACCTGTTTTTATAATTGCTGAACCAGCACCACCAACTGCAATAACCATTGTATTTCCAACTGAAACTGCAATGTCTGCTTGTGCAAATCCTCCTCCTCCACCAAGAGAAGTACCGTCACTACTTCCAGCCCCACCGCCCCATGCTTTTACTCTGATTGAAGTAACTGGAGATGGGATTAATAATGTGCTGTTTGCTGTATAAGTAGCTTTTCTTTGATATGGCGTAAAGTTAGATTTACCCCAAAAATCAGTAGGCATAGTAATAGCACCACTAGCAACACCAGCAAGTGTTCTTACTGCGGCATCGTTAAGGCTAATTTGCGTGGTTGTGCCTAGGCTTAACTCTAAAGCGATTGACTGCCCTGCGGTAGCACCTGCTAAAGAAATTGGACCCGATGCGTTAAGTGCCATATATTTTCCTTATACTGATGCGGCAAATGCAGTCACATTGCCTAATACGAGTAAGTTGCCTGAAGAATCTAATGATGCTACATCAACACTGTTATAACTAAAAAATAGCTTTGTGCCACTTGGTGTAATGCTCCAACCACCTGCATTAGTAATAGCTTTAGCATTGTCAGCAGTACCTGTTGTATTTTGATTTAAAGTTGGGAACGTACAGTTTGCTAGATTTCCACTTGAAGGTGTACCTAAAGCACCACCTGAAGTTAATTTCCCATTAAATGTATTCCAATCAGTAGAAGTAAGATATCCATTAACTGATGTAGAAGCCGCGGCTATGCTAATTGCAGGAGTATTACCACCACTTGATACTATTGGTGCTGTACCTGTAACACTAGTAACTGTTCCATTACCCTTACCATTGAACAAAGACCAATCAGCAGAGGATAATGCCCCACGATTGGTAGCAGAAGCTGTCGGTACATTTAAAGTGATTACAGGGGTTGTAGTGGCATTTGCTACGGTAGATGATAAGTCAGTACCTGTAGTGCCTAAAGTAAGCGCTGAGACACTAGAAACAGTGCCTGTAGCCCCTGATTTGGTAGCAATGACTTGAACGACATTACTGCTGTCTTTATAGAATAATTTGCCATCAAAAGTATTGATTGCTAACTCACCTGCCGCTAAATCAGTATTTAGAGGAACATGGGCTGTTGTAGGGCTTGAATATATCTTTATAGGTGTAAAGCCTGTTTGAGCCATATATGTTCCTTAAATGATAATAACTGTGGTCATTATATTGTTTTTATACTACTTTTTGGCATTCTAGTAAAGTCTTTCCAATACCATCTCAGGACTGACAAAGAATTCACTCTTATGCTCCACGTTCTCCCACCACAGGAATTGATTCTTCACTAAGTTATCACGACTGCCTAATAGGTTAATATTCTCAGCATGTCCAAAGATAAGTGGATCTGAGACAGACCATAATGCGATGCCTTGCTTACCTTCATCCCATGCAAGATGTTGGAAGAAACTGTCACAACCTATCCATATACGACACTCTTTTAATAGCTTTCTAAGCTCTGATATCGGTAGATTCTTACGAAAGTCATCAACAAGCTGTTCTTCACCTTCAACACCTACTTGGATAATAGGTTCATCAATCAGTGCTATTAGCTCTTTCCAATAAGCATAGTTCTTAGGGTTTTCTTTACCGCAAATAAGCTTCTTAGCGTAGGGAGAGATGATAATCATAGATACAGCTTCCTATACGCATTCTCTAAGCTATCAGTCCACTTCCACTGATCCATTTTCTTATAGATGTTCCATTGGTCAATATCACCAAATAAATGCTGTGCTTCTGCAATAGACTTTCCTGGAACTACTTCAGGATAACAAGAGAATACAACAGGGTTCTTGATAGAAGGCAGAATCTTGCTGAACACAATATGATCACCCAATCCACAATTCAATACGACAATATTCTTATCCCTAAAGCTAAGTACATTTCTGAAGATTTGCTCATCGTGGTGATACATTTCTTCTTTGGTTTCACTACGAATACCACCTTCAGGGTTCTTCATATGCCATGTAATAGCATCAGGCACTGCCAAAATGTAGTAGAACTTTTGGTATAAGCCATAGGTGAACAATGTCTCTTCTCTATGCGCTACTCTTGATAGTCCTAGATTGAAGTCGTGTATACCTGCCCTATACAGGAAAGAACAATGCAAATGCTCTATATAACGAGGCTTCTCAATGATTCCCCACTGTATGTTAGGTTCGCTATCAATCTTGTCTATAAAGCCTGTAGAAGCGATTGTAGAGGGTATGTAGGGTGGTGTTAAGATAGAACCACCCACAGCACCTACACTTGGATCAATATGCTTATATAAATTCTCTAAGACATTAGGTTCAGGGATGGCATCATCATCTACACGCCAAACCCATTCATAACCCATAGAGTTTGCCATCTGATGGATATGGTGCTGACCTTTTTTACCTGCATATAACCATTCCCAAGCGATGCCTTTGATATCCATCATCTTGAAGAAGTAGCTATAAATCATCTCAGTCCGCATGTCTTTCGGTTCATCATTGTCATCAAATATCACCAGTTTATCTACTGGCTTTGTTTGATTAATGATGGCGTTTAAGACTAACGGAAGAGTGGTAAAGTATCTGCCTCTTGTCGCTACTGAGCAGAGAACTTTGCTCATTATCTACTCCATATTTCTTGAGTAAACGGAATATCACGATAGTTAATTCTATTACCGTTTTCGTCTATTCCATCCCAACATCCAATCTGTTTATGGTCAATCATTCTGTAACCAAGCTCAAATAGCTTATCTTGTATCAGTTCTACACCTTTGTAGATAGGATGCATATCACCATGAATCTCAATAGCGATTGTCGTAATACGCTTCATTTCTTCAGGATCCGCATTCATGAGAACATCATATTCTCCACCTTCGCAGTCCATCTTCATAAAGATATCATTACTATCTGTTAGCGCTAGTAAGTCAGTAAGCGTGATAGTTTCAATTTGCTCATACGTATCATTTTCACTTTGTTTGTATACGCTGTTGTGTCCTGACTTCTCAAGTAAAGACATATGTACAAACTCACCTGATACATTAGAAGCTACATTCTGTTTAAGGATGATGTTACTCACATCAGCAGTCTGCATATTGGCTTTGAATACACGTATCGTGCTTGATACAGGTTCTACAGCAATCACTTTACTAGCACCTAATTTAGATGCAAAGATTGAGAATGTACCCATGTTTGCACCAATATCAATGACATCTCTGTCTTTCAAGTTACGTGAGTTGATATCGTAAATATTGCCACGAATGACTTCATCATATAGTTCTGAAGCTTCAGTACCATTGTTACATAGCCACTGTAGCGACTTCTTGATACCATCATCAATATTGGCATAGTACCAATCCAAGTTGTACTTCTTAGCAAGGCGTAGTGAGTTATCTTGGAATATTACATCCCATCCTTGTACTAAGTTAGTATCATGGACTGTACCTTCACCCTTATGGTAGATAGGATAAGCACCTGCATAAAATTGTGTAGCCCAATGCTTTTCACAGACTTCGCAGACTTCAAATCCTGCTTCTTCAGCTTCTATGCTGAATTCTGTATCTTCACCACCACCAACACCATAGTCTTCATTAAGTAGACCGATAGCATCAAAGACTTTGCGATGAATCATCACGCAAAAGAAGATAGCAAAGTAGTGATTTGCAGGTTCTGAGAAGCCTCTGATAACGCATGTAATACCGCACTTCTCATTAAAGTAGAAGGGGTTATCTAACATGTCTATCCATTGGTTTGGAGCTTGTTCTAGCAAGACTGTATCGTTGTTAAGCAAGATAATTTTATCTGCTGTAGCAACCTTGATACCTTCATTGGTAGCTTTAGAATAGCCTAGAGGGGCATCATTCCAAACTACAATAAGGTTAGGGATGAGAGTACCTAAATAGGCTAAGTACTCTCTAGTATTATCTACACAACCATTAGCAGAAACAACCAACTCTACGTTGGTCATGTCTGTGTACTTTATGATTGAATCTATACATGGTTTTAAATACTTCTCACAATGGTTGTAAGTCGGTATCACAACACTATATTTCATAGACTGCATCACTACTCCTAGTTAGTTTAAGTTTTTCTTTATCTCATCCACTTGGTCAGCTAATTCTTTAATAGCTTCAATTATAAGAGCAGATAATTTTTCATAACGAACTGTCCAATATTGTTCGTCAATTGGTGCAGGAACAACGACTTCAGGCAATATTGCTTGAACTTGTTGGGCTGATACACCAACTTCTCTAATGACATCATAACCTAATGCTTGTGCAGTTTCATTAGCTTCATAATAGAAACCATTCAAAGTACGCAATTTTTCAAGTGCATTCTCAATGTTTCCTAGATTGGTTTTCAATCTATCATCAGAATAGTATGCAGTAATGTTATTAGTAGCACGTATTTCACCTGCTGTACCTGAACCTGCTGTTCCTACTCCAACAGAGTTGAACTGTGAATTTTGAGTAGTGCTTGTGAAGGTAGCCGCAGAACCTGAGACTGAACCTGTAATTGCCGCAGTAACTGTTAATCCACTCAACGTACCAACTGAAGTAATCGCTGTCTGTGCCGCTCCTGTTACAGTTGCCGCAGTACCACTCACTGAACCTGTGATAGTACTAGCAAATGTCCATACACCTGCGGTACTGATGGTTGCATTATCTGTTGTACTACCGTTATGTACAAAGTGGACTGCATTAGAAGTAGTTGTACCAATTGCCAAGTCACCTGTAGTTGATGTTAAGAACACCATATTAGGT